TAAGTAATTTTATCGATGATGCACATTGGGATCATCTGCGTACAAATTCTAATGTAAAAATATTATATGAGAATGTGGCTGAAACTATTGGATTTATCTTTATCTATGAGCTGATTGAGGTTATTAAAAATAAAAATATAAACCCAAAACAAATTTACATGTTGCTAATGGATGACGTACATCGCGATTTTGCAATTAAAGAATTAGAAGAAAATGGTATTATGGGTGTTAATATTAACATTTATAATTATTTGTTGGAAAAAGTATCTTTTCCAACAGATACCGATATACCTACAGTTAAGAAATTTAGTTCACTGAGTAGAAATTATAAAGATTGGCGACTGAGACTGTATATTAATCTTTTAACAGCCAATTTATTAAAAGATTTTCAGTATTCATTTTACAATATACATCCTTATGAACAAGAAACTATTAATCATAAGCAAATAGAATTTGATTTAACATCAAATAATATAGAGATTAACAAAACTATAAAAAAATGGATTCGTGGAGTTCCTTATAAATTAGAAGTTAACGATAATGTTTATAACAAATGGAGTGATGTGACATATCAAACTATATTAACTTCAGACATTCATTTGATAGTTGAAACAATATATCATAGAAAGAATTTTGAGCTCGATAAAAATAAACCTCATTCACACTTTGGGCCTAATTTTATATCTGAAAAAACGTATAAAGCGATTGTGTGTAAAAAACCATTTTTAATGTTTTCAAGTCCGTTTATGTTGGATGATATTAGGGGATTAGGATTTGAAACATTTAGCCCTTTTATAGACGAGACGTATGATACGATAATTGATGATGATGAAAGACTTATTGCATTAGTTAATGAAATTAAAAGAATTAACGAATTGCCATATGGTGTTTATCGTATATTAAATGAACAATTGAAGGAAATTACAAATAGAAATTTTGAAAAATTAAAACAGATTACCGAAAGGAATAATCAAAAAGAAAATCTTTTTGATTTTTTACAAAAACATGTTAGCTAATCAATTTTTTAACCAAATAGAAAATATACATGATACTGATGTTTTGTCGGAACAGTATAATAATTCAGTCCTTATCCCCCATATTATTGTAGACAACTTCTTACCGGATGATATTTTCGATAAGTTATGTAAAGAGATTGATTCTTTTCCAGAAGATAAATTAATTTCAAAATCATTACAGTACTCGGGTACTAGAAAAGAATCGAGAGATTTTTCTGAATCGCCTTTAATGCAAGAAATTATGACTAAATTAACAGCTTGTGAGTTTGTCAAATGGATGTCTAAAATTACTAACTGTAATCAAATAATTCCCGATATACATCATCTAGGTGCAGGATTATCTACTGCACCGTCGGATGCTTTTCTAGGCCTTCATGTAGATTTTAATTGGAATGATACATTAAAATTAAATAGAAAATTTAATCTTATACTATATGCAAATAAAATTTGGGAAGATGATTGGAATGGCGAATTAGAATTTTGGAAAAAAGACAGAACAGAATGCCTTTATTCGATTAAACCATTACCAAATAGATTAATTTTTTGGGAATATGAACAACAATTTTTACATGGTTTTTCTAAACCATTAAAATGTCCTCAGGGAGTTGAACGACGTAATTTAATGACGGTATATTATACTAGTAATTCTACGCCAACAAATCCTCCGCACAAATCTCTGTTTACGTTATAATTGATGTATGATATAATTTTTATCAGTTATAATGAACCAAATGCAGATGATAATTTTTCTTTATTGAAAAAACGTTATCCAATGGTTAAACGTGTACATGGAATTAAGGGAATTCATCAAGCACATAAAGCTGCTGCACAAAAAGCATTTACAAAGATGTTTTGGGTAGTTGATGCCGATGCTGTAATTTTAGAATCATTTAATTTTGATTATATAGTTTCAAACTATGACTCAGAGTGTGTTCATGTTTGGAAAAGTGTCAATCCGATTAACGGTTTAGAGTATGGATATGGTGGTGTTAAATTATTACCTAAAACAAAATCGATGTCAATGGCAGAAGATACTTTAGATATGACGACATCTATTAGTAATAAATTTAAATCAATCGATGAGATTAGTAATGTGACGGCATTTAATACTGACCCATTTAATACTTGGAAAAGTTCTTTTAGAGAATGTGTTAAATTATCTAGTAGAATAATTGATCGACAAAACGAAGAAGAAACTTTAAATAGATTAAAAACATGGTGCACAGTCGGTAATGATAAACCATATGGAGAATATGCAATAGCTGGTGCATTAGCAGGGAACGAATATGGATCAAAACATAAAGATAATCTAGAAATGTTATCTAAAATAAATGATTGGCAATGGTTAGAAGATGAATTTAAAAAATACTAATTTTCAAGAAATACCCTGGAATGATATAGTTAGCTTTGGTCAGAGAACTATGTTAGACTCAGATCTATTTTCTGTCAGTTGGATATTGGGTCGTTTTTGTAATTATAATTGTAGCTATTGTTGGCCGTATGCTAGAAGCAGTACTCTAGATCATCAAAAGTTTGAAATTTATACAAATACAGTTGATGAAATAAAAAAACAAGCAAGACAAAACGGATTTACTAATTTTCATTTTAGTTTTAGTGGCGGAGAGCCCACAGCATATAAAAGATTTGATGATTTGATAAAATATTATGCTGATGATACTGTATCTTATCAAAGTTTTCATATGACTAGCAACTGTAGCCCAAGTATGCGTTGGTGGCAGAAGATTATGCCGTCGCTAAAACTTTTTAATAGATCAAGTATTACGGCTAGCTTCCATGCTGAATTTGCAGACGAAGAACAATTTACAGAAAAACTATTGTATCTTTTAGATAATGGTATATTTGTTACTATAAATCAAGTTATGGTACCGGAATTCTTTTTTGAATACCTAGATAGATGCCAGAGATTTTATGATAAAGGTATTCCTGTAACACTAAAACCTCAAAGTAATCCTACAGCAACTGCCGTCGTTGAAGGATATACCGACAAAATGATAGAAATTATGCAGACAAAATTTGTACAACCTACAAATCAAATCTTACTAAAAGATCGCCAAGGTGACGAATATGAATTCGATCAAGCAGAACGATTTAATGCATTTGGTTTTAATCAATTTAAAGGATGGACTTGTAATAGCGGGTATCAAAGTATAATAATAAGAGGTGACACTGTAAAAAGATCATATAGTTGCACGGATCAACCCTTGGGAACATTAGGCACTGGGTTTAAATTATTTAATATTCCGCAAGAGTGTATAAGTATGAACTGTGTTAGCAGTGCTGATAGCAAAATACCAAAAAGGAAAAAGCAATGAGTGTGGTGGAGATTAAACATAAATGGCCTAAAGATTTATTTTTATTAGATCTCCATATTGGAAACATTTGTAACTACAAATGTTGGTATTGTTTTAAGGGCTCAAATGAAGGCAATCATAAATGGCCCAAGTACGAGATTATTACAGAGAACCTTTCTCATCTGATAGATTATTATAATATTAAAACAGGAAAAAAGAAAATTGATTTTCATGTTTTAGGCGGCGAAGCTACCCATTGGCCAAAATTTATAGATTTTATAAAGTACATGAAAGACAAATATGATTGTGTTTTTTCTCTTACATCAAACGGTTCTAAAAAAATGGAATGGTGGGAGAAAGCTATTCCGTATCTAGATTATGTAACCATAAGTAGTCACCATGAATATTCAGATAAAGAACATTTACGAGATTTATGTGATTTCATTTATGATCAAAATGTAATTGTTGTGATGGTTGTTTTAATGGATCCAACAAATTGGGACAAATGCATGGAGATGGTAGAATATTATAAAAATAGTAAGAGAAAATGGACTATTAGATATCAAGAAGTATTAGCTGATGGATTAACCTATACTCCGGAACAAAAGAAAGTATTAAATGTGTTCCGTGCTCGTAGAAATAATCCTTTTTGGTTTTGGAAAAATAATAAAAGCTATACAAGTAGTGTTTCGGTTGTAGATGAAAATGGCAAAACTAAAAAAGTAGAAGATCATTATCTATTATTGGAAAAAATTAATAGATTCTCTGGTTGGGAATGTACGGTAGGTGTAGATTGGTTAGCTGTAAAAGCAGACGGTGCTGTAGAAGGAATATGCGGCAATAATCTTTTTAACGAAGAGAAGAGATATAATCTTTTTGATTTAGATTTTAAAGAACAGTTTCAACCGACGATTAAACCTACAATTTGTCGCATAGATGAATGTAGGTGTCAATTTGAAGTTAATGCTACAAAAAGAAAATTAACATGAAATTAGATATCGATCATGTATTATTTTGGATGGATGCTATAAGAGATAGCAAAGACAGATACCGAACATTAGAAAGTTTCTGGAAAGGCCAAATTAAAAGTAAGATATGGTTAATCGAAAAATTAATTCCGTATGTTGATAGCGATGAGGTTAACATAGTAATACACGGAGGATGGAATGGTGTATTGGCTAGTTTATTATTTCAATCTTCTTTAAAGATAAAAAAAATAACATCTATCGATATAGATTTAAACTGTGAAGAAATAGCAAAGACGATTAATAAAATCGAAGAATCTTTAGGAACATTTAGTGCAGTTACGTGTGATATGGAAGAATACGAATATGAATCTATTCCAGATATAGTAATTAATACTTCATGCGAACATATCTCACAGGAAACATATAATAGATGGTTATTAAAAGTTCCCGAAAATGCAATAATAGTATTACAGAGTAACAATTATTTTGAATTAGAAGAACATGTTAGATGTGCTAAAGATCTAAATGAATTTATAGAACAAAGTAAATTAAATTTAATTACTTCATCTGTTTTAGAATTGCCCAAATATAAAAGATTTATGTTAATAGGGCATAAATCATAATATATATTATATAAACAAAGGTAAGAATGTATGTTTTTCTATAATCAAATAAAATCATTACATCTAGAAATTTCTAGTGTTTGCCAAGCATCTTGCCCGATGTGTATACGTAATATTAATGGTGGATTAGTAAACGATAGATATACACCCACATCCTGGACATTTGAAACTTATAAGAAAATTATCAGTGTTGAATTAATTAAACAATTAGAGTCAATAATAATTTGTGGCAATTTGGGAGATCCGATTACTAATGATAATATTATTGACATGATCAAATATACATGTTCAATTAACCCAGAAATATATTTTAGTATACATACTAATGGTAGTATTCGAAATCCTGCATGGTGGCAATTACTTGCTAAGGTGTTGCCCAATAGGCATGCTGTAGTTTTTGCATTGGATGGATTAAAAGATACGCTACCGCTGTATAGGATTGGTACTTATTTTGATAAAATAATCGAAAATGCTAAGGCGTTTATCGAGGCCGGAGGAACTGCTGAATGGGCTTTTATTGTTTTTAAACATAATCAACATCAAGTCGAAGATGCAAAAAAATTAAGCCAAGAAATCGGGTTTAAAACATTCCAGGTCAAGACTAGTACAAGATTCGTTGGTGAACCACGTGTTAAGGTAGTTGATAAATTTGGAACTCATACACATGACATTGAACCTTCTGATTATACAGATCTAAAATATATTGACTTAGAAGTTCTTTCAAACTATAGAGAAATAGTAGATAGAGCTAAAATAGATTGTGTAGTTAAACGTGATAAAAGTTTGTATATAGATCACAAAGGAGATGTTTACCCTTGTTGTTGGGTCGGTGCTATTCCATATGCTTGGCAAGATACGACTGATGGTGCTAGTGTAGTAAGAAAAGAAATGTATCAAGAACATTTAGATTTAATCAAAAATTTAGGAGGTTCTAACTCTATAAGTGCATTGACTCGAGATTTAACAGATATAATAAATGATACTAGATGGCAAACTATATGGCAAACTATATGGGAAGAAAAGAAATCTATAGTATGTGCTCGAACATGTGGATCTGTTAATTTTAGCCAACCTAAAGATCAGTTTAGAGATAGGTACCAATTCAATGGACAATAAATGGCCAATCGAAATTTTATCTACACAAAATAAAGAAGTATTAGAAGTAATATGGTCTCCTAACAATGTTTGTAATTTTCATTGTAGATATTGTTTTCCAGGAGCCAATCACGGAAATTATAAATCGCCATCGGATGTAAATTTAGTAATTAAAAATTTTAATCATATGTTATCAAAATATAAAGAAAAACTTGGGAAGACAAAGATACATTTTAAAATATCCGGAGGCGAACCGACCTTATGGAAAGATCTAGATAAGTTTATCGAGGGTATTAAAGAAAAAAATGATGTTTATCTAACTCTAATTAGCAATGGATCGAGGACGCTACGTTGGTGGCAACAAAAAGGACATTTGATAGATAATGTTACTCTTAGTTTTCATGCCAATGAAGTAAATGTTGATCATCATATAGCTGTTGCTGATACTATGTTTAGTTTAGGCAAAAAGACCACAGTTCTTGTTTTAATGGATCCTACTAATTGGGATACCTGTATAGAAAAAATAGAATATATGAAAAGAAACAGTAAACATAAATGGTTTATACAAGCAGCAGAAGTTATAGAACCAACACATGTCCTTACAGGAAAAAATGTTGAAGTTAAAAATAATGAACGTCTGTATACTGACAAACAAAAGCAATTTATGAAGAACAGTTTAAAGCGTATACCTAATATTTTTTGGTTTATTAAAAATTTTAATCTTTTTAAAAAAGAAATTCGTATATTTGAAAGTATAGCAATACTAAATGATGGTACAAAAGAACGTGCGAGACCGCAATATTATATTAACAAAAATTATAATAAATTTTATGGTTGGTCCTGTGATATAGGATTGGAACTTGTTTTTATTAATTGGGATGGTGAAATCAAAGGAAGTTGTGGACAGAAAATTTATGGAAATAAATTTAGCTACAACATATTAGATGAAGATTTCTGTGATAAATTTAACCCAGAATTTAAACCCGTTATATGCTCGATTAGTAATTGCTTTTGCCAACCAGAGACACATATAAGTAAGAAAAAAGTATAAAGAGATTTAAAATGATAAATGATAAAATTCCAGATAACTTTTGGATACAACAAGATAACACTCAATTAGGTGAAGCACAAAAAAAGATTAACGAATTGTCAGGTAGTGCTAGTTTTTGTATATTGCCATGGATACATATGGCAACTAGGCCTAATGGTGATATGCGTTTATGTTGTGTTACAAATGCATCTGGTGCAGAAACAGGAGATCATGAAGTTGGTCTAGTTAGAAAAGAAAACGGGCAACCTGCTAACTTTGGAAGAGACCTCCCACTAGATGCTTGGAATAACAATTATATGAAAAGTGTTAGGACTACTATGTTAGAGGGAAAGATACCTGCTAGTTGTACTAAATGCTTTAAAGAAGAAAAAAACGGTGTTGTTAGCAAAAGAGTATGGGAGACACATCATTGGGTTAACGAAGGTATAGATCCTAAAGAATTTATAGAAAATACATCGTCAGATGGCAGTGTTCCTGAAAAGATACATTATCTAGATCTTAGACTTGGGCATACTTGTAATCTTAAATGTGTTATGTGTAGTCCGCATGATAGTAGCCGTTGGTTGCAAGATTATGATAAAATGATGGATGCTACTACGAGTGAAATTGTTAGACATCAAATAGGATTTAATAGGAAAACTTTTAATAATACTTGGTATGAACAGCCAGGATTTTGGGAACAAATACACGAACAGATTCCAAATCTTAAACAGGTATATTTCGCCGGTGGCGAACCTTTAATGATCAAAGAGCATAAACGACTGTTAGAAGAAATAATAAGACAAGGTCATGCACATCATGTTTTAATTAGATATTCTAGTAATGCATTACTTCTCGATGAAGATGTAATTAAACTGTGGAAACATTTTAAACAGATAAAGTTTGCATTTAGTTTAGATGCAATCGAAGATAGAAATCATTATATTAGATTTCCAACGGATTGGGCAACAGTTGAAAAGAATATGCGTAGGCTCGACGAAACTGACAACAATGTCATCGTAAGCATAGCTACAGCAATACAGGCAATGAATATATTACATCTACCCGATTTTGTAAAATGGAAAGTAAATCAAAAATTTAAAAAAATTAATATGGCTGTTATGCCCGGAGATTTTGTTATGGGAGGGGGGTTGATGAATGTTCATTTACTTTATATTCCTACTTTTCTAAGTGCAAAAATATTACCCAACGAACTTAAACGAGAACTTAGATCTAAGTTAATGGAACTTAAAGATTGGTTGTGGATTAATCATACACAGAGTGATAGTTTTTGGAATACAAGTCCATATGGGTGGAAGAGATGGGAAGCTGGATTGCAATTTATAGAAGCAGAAGATCACAGTCATATGATTCCGGATTTTGTTGAATATGTAAAAAATCTAGACAAAATACGTGGGACTGATTTTGCAAAAACCTTTCCAGAACTCGGTGGACTTTTATGAGAGCATTAATAACTGGACACACTAACGGTATAGGTAAAGCAATTTATGATCGATTCGATGAATTGGGGTTTCATGTACAAGGAGTATCTAAAAGTACTGGATTTGATATAGAATATCATTATGAAGAAATATTAGGTTGGGCATTAAATTGTGATATTTTTATTAATAATGTTTACTTTAAAGATTACCAAAATAGATTTCTTAGAGATTTAGAAGGAAAAATTCCATATATAATATCTTTAGGATCTGCTGCAGGTTATTATCTAGATATAGCAGTATCTAAAAAAGAATATTGTGAAAACAAATCAGAACTTATAGCAATGACAAAAAAGTTATCATTTCATAGTTCGTCTAATATCCTAACTTTAAATGTAGCTATGACTGAAAATTCTACACCCGATCCAGGATGCATGTATACTGACATACTTAGTATATGCGAACTTTGGTTAACTAATCCTTGTTTCCATTCTATAGATTTTAATCTTAAGTTAACAGAAACAAATCAAAATTTAATAGAATCGGAATTTGGAATTACTAAAGCGGAGCTAATTTAGTTAACGGTATATCCGCTTCGCAAGTACACCAGTTTCTAGTACAAATAATAGGATCTTCGGGAACAATAAAACTACCATCATAGATGTTTCCCAAACTACCACCTACTCTACAGGTAGCTCGATGTACCTCGCCGTCCCAATTTATCATTAAACTTTCAATACCGGCATTACAACTCCATCCTTTAAATTGATTCATATGTAATTTTATGATATCATTGGCGTGATATTCTTCTAAATCGTCAACAATACAATTAGATTCGGCTGTCGCTGTATTTTCTTTAATCCATAATAAATCGTCGGGGTGATATCGCAAGTCGTCAAATATATCATGATTATTTTCAGTCCATCGGACTCTGCGAATTACAAAAGGTATATTGAAGAATGATAATATCTTTACAGCTAATTTAACCTGTTCTATATATTTGTGATGTGCCATTACATGAACGAGAATTTTTCTTATTCTCTGTTCTCCAACAGCTAATATAGTATTCAACAACCTTTCCCAATCTTTTTCAAAATGCAAACTAAACACATATTGGTTAAAATATTCTTCTTGTTTTAAATACCAATCCGGCTGTCGTGTGGCATTAGTTGTCATAGACATCCATTCTACTCCACTCTCTTTAATATACTTTGCTAATTCTTCGATTTTTGGATGTACGCTCGGTTCGCCACCGGTTAAACTTATTCGTATTGTATTTGTTAATGCTGATAATTTATCTACGGTAGATTTTAATATGTTTATATCTGTATGCGGACTATAATTGTCGTGTATTGATTCCGGGCAATATCCGCAATCTAAATTACAACGCTTACCAATGTTCCATTCTATTTTTATAGTGCCTTGATGATTCCATCGACTAACAACTTTATACATATGGAATAAATTCCGGATTAATATCTGTAAAGTCTTTTTGATTTCTACTACGATCTAATCTACGATTAAATTCTATACAGTCATTCCAAAGCTCACTTTGATCTTTAGCATTGATAAAATTAATAATACCCTGTACTTGATTATGTGTAAGTTCTGATAATTGGGGTTGTTGTTTGACCAGTCTAAATGAATCTATCTTATCTTTAACATTTTCTAATCGTTGTATTGCTAAGTGTTTTAATTCTTTTGGTAAAACTTGGGGACATAAAACCCGAGGAAAGTTTACCATATTTGTGTAGAATACAATACCTAAGTCATTTAAAAATGTTTCAATCATTTTGTCTAAAAT